GACCTTTTCAAGCGACGCACAAATTAAGCTCGGCTCTTTATTTCGTACAAACGAAAAGTACAAATACCAGGGCCAACAGTACGATTTTATCGGATTTGACGAATTAACGCAGTTTACATTTGATGAATACAGCTACCTTAAATCCCGAAATCGTGGTAACTGCAAGGCGACAAAGGTGTATATGCGCTCAACTGCCAACCCCGGCGGTGTTGGCCACGGCTGGGTGAAACAGTATTTTGTGACTGCCGGAACTCCGGGCGAAACAATATGGCTCAGCGACAAAGTAATTATGCCTGACGGCACGACCAAAAATTATTGGAGCAGTAAAGTCTTTATTACGGCGAGCGTGTTTGATAATAACGCTCTGATGAATAATGACCCCGATTATGTCAAGCGACTTGCACAGCTGCCCGAGGCGGAGCGGAATGCCTTGCTCTACGGCTCGTGGGATAGTTTTGAAGGACAGGTTTTTACCGAGTGGATAGATAACCGAGAGCATTACAAGGACAGACGGTGGACGCATGTAATTGAGCCGTTCAAAATTCCGCAAAGCTGGCGAATAATACGCTCGTATGACTGGGGCTATACAAGACCGTTTTCAGTCGGTTGGACTGCCATTGACCAAGACGGCAGATTTTACCGCATAAGGGAACTGTACGGCTGTAAGAAGAATCAGCCAAACACGGGTGTACGCTGGCCAATCGAAAAGGTGGCACAGGAAATACTTGCGATTGAAAATAATGACCCTCAGATTAAGGGCAGACAGATATACGGTGTGGCTGATCCGGCTATATTTGCGGAACAGGGCAGCGGCAAAAGTCAAGCCGCAACACACGCACAGTTGGGTGTGTTTTGGAATAAGGGCGACAACGCAAGACTTGCCGGTAAAATGCAGTTTCATTCACGGCTTGCATTTGACGAGGAAGGGTATCCGATGTTTCAGTGTTTCAACACCTGCACAAATTTTATCAGAACAATACCAAACCTTGTGTACTCGCAGATTGACACAGAAGATATTGACACTGAAGGCGAAGACCATATTTACGATGAAAGCCGTTACGGAATGATGACATCAATAATCACACCGAAAGAAGTTGTACTCCGTAATGCAAGGGCATTTGACCCATTGAACATAAGTCAGACACGATATTACAACAGATAGGAGATTACCAAAATGAGCAAAGCTAAACGAGATGAAAACGGAATGATTATGCCGGTTAAAACTACATATCCAGCTCTGACCTCGGAGAAATCAAAGCTGAGCAATGTTTACGGTACAGGTGATAAGACGACTGATGAAGAGCCGAAATCAACCGAACAGGCAGAAAAAGAGAACGAGAGCAGCGGCAAGCCGATTGGACTTGACGAAATTCACGAGGCTATGCAGACCTTCCGCAAATATCAGGACAGCAAAAAGCCGTATGACGAAAGGTTTAAGCAGGCATTTAAAGAATATAATCTGCTATATACAGAGGCGACTGCACCGCAGATTAAAACGGACGATAAAGGCAGACCGCGAAAGGTGCTTATACCGAAACGCAAAGGCGCTCAGGCCCTTAATGTAATCATGAACAAGCACGCTGACGCTATGGATAACTACCCCGAAATCATTTGTCTGCCGAGAGCACAGGATGATGAGCAGGCCGCAAAAACACTCAACAGCGTTATCCCTTGCATACATAAACGCAACGGATTTATAAGAACCTACTCAGATGAGCAGCTTGACAAGTTTGTCGGCGGTTGCGGTTGTTACGCAGTATTGTGGGACAAGACCGCAGAAAACGGACTGGGTGACATTGCTATCAGCCGAGTTGACATTTTGAATCTTTTTTGGGAACCGCACATTGAAGAGATACAGGACAGTGCAAATGTATTTTTTGCCCGATATTATGACGAGAAAGGAATCAGAAAGGTATATCCCGAACTTGAAAGCGTTTCGACTGCCTCTCTCGGACTGGTCGAACACGAAACCTACGACAACAGCAACAAGTCGAATGATAAAGTAATCTTGCTTGACTGGTACTACAAGAAAAACGGCGAATTGCATTTGTGTAAATTCGTCGGTGAACACATTCTCTACTCTTCGGAAAACGAGGGCAAGCCTATTTATGACCACGGCAAATATCCGTTTGTGCTTGAACCGATGTTCAGACTGCGGGATACTCCCGTGGGCTTCGGATTTATGGATGTAGTCAGAGCACCGCAAAATCAGCTTGATGAACTTAAACACGATATGCTGGTGAATATCAAAGTCAACTCACAGCCGAGAATTTACTCAAATACAGCTGTCGGAGTGAACAATGATGATATGACCGACCTTGACAAAACGGTAATTGAGGTCAACGGACAGTTGCAGGGTAACATTGCTCCCGTCGAATCAAAGGAGCTTGCCTCAGGAGCATGGAGCTTGTACGACAGATTGTCAAATGAAATCAAAGAAACCTCTGCTACGAATGACGCAAGCAACGGAGCGAGTGCGGCAGGTGTTACAAGCGGTTCGGCAATTGCGGCATTGCAAGAGGCAGGGGGAAAGGTAAGCAGAGACTCAAACAAGCTGGCACAGGAAGCAATGACGGAGCTTGCTCAGCTTGAAATTGAACTGATGAGGCAGTTTTATAACTTGCCGAGAATTTTCAGAATTACAGGCGAAAACAATCAGACAACCTACGAGGAATTTGATAACACAGACCTCAGAAAACAGCCGTTGACCTATACGGACACAGACGGACAGGTTGTAAATTATACAGATGAGGACGGCAACATACTTGAACGACTGCCGATTTTCGACATTGATGTAAAGGCTCAAAAGGCAAGTCCGTTTGCAACTGCCGCACAAAACGAAATGATGATGAATCTGTTCCAGATGGGAGCGTTCAATCCGCAGGCGGCTGATGCCACACTTGTAATGCTTGACGGCATGACATTTGAGGGCAAAGAAAAGCTGATTGAGAAAATCAAGCAGAATCAGACCTTATCACAGGCTGTACAGGAGCTTTCAAATAAAGTGCAGATGCTGGAAGCAATGAACGCAAGCAGAACAGCGGCAGATGTGCAGAATGCTATGCCGAGCGAAAACGCACAGACCGCACAGCAGACACCGCCACATACAGAAAGCGAGGCGGCAATGTGATTGAAGTAACATTGATTGACTGCGGAAATCTGATATATTTTGAGAGTAAAGGACACGGCTCACATGATGTGTGTGTTGCCGTGAGTGCTTTATGTTCTGCATTTTTGCAGTATGTCAGAGAAATGCAGGACGAAAACAATGTGACGATAGTCAACGAAAAGTATGAGCAAGGTCACACGGAATCAAAGTTTTATATTGTCAGCTCAGATGCCGAAGTCCGTCACGGCATAAAAGCACTATGGATGGGATTTGAACTTTATGCCGAGAATTATCCCAGTGAAATAGAGCTTAACTATGATGACGGCAACCCAAAATAAAGTTTAAAATCAACAAGAGTTTTAACTTTTTTTGAAAAATTAAGGTTGATATAATTAAAATATAAGGTCGCAGTAGTGGAACTGCATTAAAGCCTGACACCTCGGAAAGACGAGAGAGAGACACCTCGGAAAGACGAGAGACGGAGGTTCTTATGAACGACAAATTTTTAAATCTTATCGTAAATCTGCATGACGGCGACTCAGCAGGCGCAGCTGACGGCGGAGACGGAAACGGTGAGAACGGTGAAGCCACAAACACCGAAAACAACAACATAAGCCGTGAAACGAGAGAGAGAGCTGAGAGAATCGGCATAGGTGACGACCTTATCGACGATTATAATAAGGCTTTCGGCAACGGCAATCAGAATCAGAACAACGCAGAAGGCGAAAACAACAGCACAGACACAGACGGCGAAGAAAACTCAGAAGAAGAGTTTGAAAAGCTGATTAAGGGCAAGTACAAGAATGCGTATCAGAACAGGGTGCAGTCTTTGGTGAAGGACAGACTGTCAACCAAAGACAAGCAGATTTCCGATATGCAGAAAAAAGAAAGCACCGGCAATCAGATTTTCGCTCTTATTGCAAACAAGTACAATGTACAGCCCGATGACCTTGACGGTCTTCTCAAAGCCGTAACAGAGGATAAGGACTTGTTTGCTGAAAAGGCTCTTGCCGCAGGAGTAACGACAGAAGAGGCACGCAATAACTTCTTCACTCAGCAGAAAACAAATGCACAGGAAGAAGAACTCGAAACCCTCCGCAGAGAAAAAGCCGCAAGAGAACTTGACACACATTTGAGAACAATTGCAGCGGAAACGATGAAAGAATTTCCGAATTTCAATCTTGAAGATGAATTTCAGAATCCGTCATTCAGAACCGCTCTTGACTTTATTGCTCAACAGAGGAATGAACAGAACGAAAAGACAGGTCGTAATGATGAAATTTATGATTTGACTGCCGCATATAAAATGGCGCATTTTGATGAATTGCAGAAAGACCTTGTCAAGCGTTCAAGCTCTGCCGCAATCAGTGCGGCGGCACAGTCAATTCAGTCAGGTGCAAGACGACCAACCGAAAATGCGGTCAAGAAAAGCGGTACAACCACGCAGAGAAAGAGCGTGGAAGATATGTCTGACGCTGAATTTGATGCCTTTTACGAAAAAGTAAGACGAGGCGAGGCACACCTCTAATGCCTTGCCGAAAGGAAGGTACGACAATGAAAAGCAAGATTATTAAGCTTATTATCAACATTCACGATAATACGGTTGACGCAGGCGGTGTAAACACGTCAAACGGCTATGTTTACAATGCTTACGGCAACACTAAAGCTACTTCGGGCAATGACTGGACTCCCGAAAAGGCTACATATTTTCAGAAAGTATTCCTCAAGAACCTGACAGCAAAATGCGTTCACGGTCAGTTCGGTGAGCATGACACGATTCCGAAGCAGTCGGGCAACATTTACAACAAAAGAGGTATTTCACCATACCCGACCGTTACAACACCGCTTCAGGAAGGCGTTACTCCTGTCGGTAACATGATGAGCTTCTACTATGTTGAGATTGCCGTGAACCAGTACGGCGCATATACACCTATCACAGACTGGGCAAGTTTCTGCAGTCGTGATGATGTTATGACCAAGGACAGCGAAGAGCTTGCTTCACAGGCAGGACGCTCCATTGAAGAAATTGACCGTGAGGCTCTTAATGCCGGAACAAGCGTTATCTATGCACCGGCTGTAGGCTCTGACGGTACGGTTACAGAGGTTGCAAGCCGTGCGGCAATTACGGTGAACAGCAAGTTCAGAGTTGATACTGTTTTCAGAGCAACAAATTACCTCGATTGTCAGAACGCAGAACCTATCGGCGAAAACTATGTCGCTGTTGTACACCCGAATGTTAAGTATGACATTATCAGCGACAAGGATTTCATCAGCGTTGTAAAATATGCTCACGCTGACAGAATCTTCAAGGGGGAAATCGGTACAATCGGCAATGTTAAGTTTGTACAGTCGAACTTTGCAAAGGTATTTAAGGGCGCAGGCGCAAACAAGATTGATGTATATTCAACTCTTGTGTTCGGCAAGGACGCATATGTTACTGTTGAGATTGAGGGTGAAGGTACTCAGACTATCGTTAAGGGCTTTGGGTCAGGCGGAACAGCCGATCCTCTTAATCAGAGAGCAACACAGGGCTGGAAAACAACTCACGGCGTTGGCATTATCGGTCAGACAAGAATGGTTCGTATCGAATCAGCCTCATCTCTCAACACAGTAGCACAGACAGCTTCTCCGGCTGTAGCATGATATCGGGAGGTATATAACCTATGGCAACAACAAAGAAAGCCGCAGAGACGGCAGAAAATACAGAAGTATCGGCAGCGGAAACTACTGCCGATACTGTAACGATTAAAAAATCTCAGCTTGATAAGCTCCTTGGAATGTATGATGAACTTCAGGAAATCAAGAAGAGTATGCCTACAGACCGCAAGGCGGAAAAAATCAAGCAGGACAAGGAACTTGCAAAGCTGATTGAAAAGGCAAACAAGGAAAGTGAAGAACTTGTTGAGTACATCGCTCCGACAGGTTCGATGAAGTCAAACAAGAATATTGAGGTCAACATCAACGGCGTTCAGTACACAGTGCCGAGAGGTGTTAAAACAAACATTCCACGCAAGGTTGCGGAGATTATTGACAACTCGATTAAGCAGGCTGAATTTGCTCAGGGCGTGCAGGATAAGGCTGCCGAGATTGCCCAGCAGGCAATTGCCGAGGGCAGAATCTAATTCAATAACAAGGAATAAATTGTATACTCCTTACAGAAAATTCGCAGAAGGGCGGGGGCGGTAGCTTCCGCCTTTTTGCGTTTTTGCGTACACAGATATTAGAGAGGTGATTATATGACAATTGACAAGGTAATTGAAAGAGTGCGAAAACTTAAAAGCGGATATGATGTGTCCGATGAGGACATTATAAGTTATATTAATGAGGTAGAAATGGAAATTATCAGCAATGTAATAAGTAATCGCGAAGGCGATAATTGCATTGTTGGAACATACGGAAACTATCTGATTGATACGGACCGTGACTTTGAACTGCTTGCACCTGCGCCATATGACAGAATGTACGAGGTTTATTGTGCTGCACAGATTGACAGGGACTACGAAGAGGCCGAGAGATATTCCGTTGATATGAACTTGTATAATCAGCTGAGGCAGGATTTTGGTGTGTGGTGGTTTAAAACGCACCCACAAAAGAAACGATATAACTTTCACATTGGATAGGCGGTGAAATAATGTTACCCGAATTAAACATTCCGAGGAGAGATACAACGAGTATCAGCGTGTTCAGAGGACTAAACAGAAGTCCGAACACAGGCTTTTCGAGAGTTTCGAGCTCATCAAGCAGTATTTACACAGAGTTCAAAGATTTTAAAAATATGACTTCTGATAAATACCCGCAGCTTGCACCGAGAGCAAACCGCTCCCGAATTACTTCGGATGAAAAAATCAAAATCATTTCAAATCTGTTGTCGGCTAACTCAGGTTTGATTTATATAGACTCAGACAAAAATCTGCATATCGGGGCAGAGGTTACAAAGATTGATGAGATTAATGCGGCCAAACAGCACCATATTGTTTTATACGGCAATAAGGTTGTAGTATTCCCCGAGAAATTCTCGGTCAATATTAGCAACAAAAAGGTGACTATGATTGACTGCCAAAACAAAGATTTGAGCACACAAATCGAAACAAAGAGCAATCTGCAACTTGATGCCTTGACATACGATTATGCATATTTGTTTTGTTCAATTACACGGTCACATTATGACGCAAGTGCGAACAAGAATTATCGACCGAGCGTAACTTTATATACCAGCAACGATTTAACTGACACCAAATATCAGTTGACAAGTAATAAAGACATGGTTGATATATTCAGCTTAAATGATATTAGGATAGGCATGGTAATTGAAAGTTATAACAACTTTTATTCTGTTATCGGAATTGAAAAGAAGGACAGCACATATAAAAAGAATAGGCTTTTGAAATTCAAAAAATTGTCTCAGAAGTTTAGCTATACGACAATAAGAGCCAAAAACATTGGATTGCATATTGAAGCTGGAGATTTTGTTAAAATCAGCGGATTAACTAACTCTCTTGTCAGCGCAGATGCCGAAAGCTACGCCGATAAGAGCTATATAGAAAACCTTAACGGGAAAACTTTCAAGGTTTATTACGTTTCAAAAAATGAGCTTGTAATCAAGTGCGAATTGGAATCAAGCGTGCCGTACACCGGTACAGTTACAGTCGAAAGAATCTCTCCCGATTTTGACGAGGGAAAAATCGTGGAAATGCAAAACCGCCTGTGGTGTTGCTCTTCCGCCAAAAACGAAATATATTGTTGTAAACAAGGTGATGAGCGCAACTGGCAGGCATACAGTGACGGAATCAGTACAGACAGCTGGGCTATGACCTGCGGTAAAGAAGGGAAGTTTACAGGGATTGCGGCACGGGGCGACAGCGTTATTTTCTTCAAAGAAAACTACGCACTAAAAATCTACGGAACAAAGCCGAGTAACTTTACCCTTGCGGAATACAATGTTCCCGGTGTCGAAATTGGAAGCGAAAAGAGCCTCGTGAACATTAACTCAACCTTGTTTTATCTTGGCCATAACGGTGTATATGCTTATCAGAGCGGTAGCCTGCCGGCTCTCATCAGCGAAGAATCTTTGTGGGGACATACTTATAAGAACGCAGTCGGAGGTCGGCACGGAAATAAGTATTATATTTCTGCCGAAAGAGATGACGGGGAACAAGAACTTCTTGTGTACGATACCGACAAAGGCTTGTGGCACAAGGAAGATGACGCAAAGATGATTGACTGCACCACATACAACGGTGTGCTGTATTGGCTTGACGATACCAAAGAAAACATTATGTGTCCTGATAAAGCGGACAATCTTCTTGTTGACAATACGAAATATGAGTATCAACAGGAAGATTACTTTGAGTGGTCTGCTGAAACAGGCGACCTTTACGACAGCGAATTTAATGTTAAGAATATCGGAAAAATCCGAATCGGCATTAAAGCCGAAAAAGGAGCAAAGGTCAGCTTGTTTGTACAATACAAGGACAACGGTGAATGGCGGAAAGTCAGCGAAATGCTTTACAGTGAGAAAAAGCCGAGAGTATTCGCCGTAGCTTTACGTAGGGCGGAATATTTACGGCTTAAACTTGTAGGAACAGGACAGGTTGAAATATACGGAATTGACATTGAGCACAGCAGAGGAAGTGATAAGCGTGGCGACTTTTAAATTAGATCCACCCCCTTCAACAAATGACATAGGGGAAATGCGAAATTATCTGAATGATATGTATGAACAGCTGGCTTTCGTGCTCAGTAATATTGACAGCGATAACATAACAGATGATTTTCTTTCTGCAATCGGACAAAAAGGAAGTGAAAAATAATGGCATATACATACAAGGTTTACGGCACAGGTGATGTTGACAATGCGGTTAATAACTACAACCGTGTTGCCTCATCAGCTCCGACATACGCTGACAGCTCGGAAACAAGACAGGCTCGTCAGCAGGCTGACAATTACGCTAATTCCTACACCGACAAAATCAATAAGGGATACACGAGCAAGTACAAGGGTACAATTGACGAGCTTGCCAATCAATACCAAAAAAATAAATTTGACTGGACTCCCGAAAATTCTTCTGAATATCAGCAGGCGAAAGAAAAATATACCCGAGAGGGCAAGGTTGCACAGGAGAATGTGCAGGGAAGTTATGCGGCCAATACGGGCGGTTACAGCAATACATATTCACAGGCGGCAGGACAAAAGGCATTCGGCGAGTATATGGACGAGCTTGCAAACAAGGTTCCAACACTTAAAAATGAGGCCTACAAGAGTTATCAGCAACAGCAGGAAGATACGCTGAACAGAATCGGCGTATTGCAGAACCTTGATAACACGCAGTATCAGAAATACAGAGACAGCGTAACGGATGATTACGACTTTATGAACTACTATGAAAACAAGTACGGCACAAGCAAAGGCCTTGATATGAGCAACTTTCAGAATGAACTGGCGCACTGGCAGACACAAATGTCAGCGGCACAGAGTAATCTTTCAGATATCAGAAGTCTTGCCGAGGCACAGTATGAACACAACACATTGAGTGCCGACACAAGGTCAAGCATTGATAGTCAGCGCAGACAGTCAGACGCTTATTACAATTATCTGAACAGTCAGGTAAAAATAAAGTGAGGTGAGCAAATTGAGTGTGAACAGCGAAGAGAAAATTTATAATGACCTTATGAATGAAGTTCCGAGTCAGACGGTGAGCGGTGACACTAAGCAGAGTGCCGCCGCTCTTGCGGGTGCAGAATCAGCAGCGACAGGACAGGCTGACAACTATAAAAGCACTTACAGCGGTAAGTTAGATGACGCCATAAGTAACTATCTGACCGGCAGGGGCTTTGAGTATGACCCAATGCAGGATAAAGCATATCAGCAGTACCGCAAGGAATTTGCGCAGAATGCCGCTATGGCACGAGACACGAGCCGTAACACAGCTAATCAGCTTGCAGGCGGTTACAATCCTACCTATGCTGATACAGTCGCAGATGAGGTTTACAATGACCGTATGGGCAATATTAGCGACGCAGAGAGTACATTTAAGGGGCTTGCACAACAGGACTATCAGGCGAAACAGGAGAAAAACGCAAATGTGCTTAACCTCTATAACACGCTTGAGGGTACGGATTACAGCCGTAATCGTGACACGGTAGGAGACTACAAGAACTATCTTAATCTTCTTGCAAGCAGGTACTCAACCGACAGACAGGCAGACACAAACCTTGACAACGCTAACAATGATGTTTATTCCACCAAACTTAATGGAGCAGTAAATAATCTCTCATCAGCAAGAGCAGCAGACAGTCAACGCTATTTGTATGACACGGTAAGCGCAAATCAGCTGGCACAGAACGCACAGGCTGAAAGAGAAAACGCTCAGAAGATTGAGTATGAAAGAAATAAGGCGGCTTACACTGCTTATGTTAAAGCTCAGACAGCGGCAGAAAAGGCAACTAAAAAAGCACAGGACAAAGAAGATAAGCGTCGATTTAAAGCGGCATATGATAAGTTCGTTGATGCCTATGACCTCAAGAAGGCTAAGTATGACTACAAGGTCGGTCAGCTTGCACAGGGCTATTATAACGGCTACATCACGCTCGACGAAATGGATTATATTGCAGAAAAGCTCAATGTCAGCACAGCTGACCTGACAAGCACGCTTGACAGGATGAGCAAAAACGGCGGAACGCTTAATGATGACCACTACGGCGGTCCGAACTCAATGAGTATCGGTAAAAACACTGATTATTTTCAAACGTCAACTTCAAGAGTTACTACGGACGAAAAAGGAAAAACAAAATATTTATCGGAAAAAGAGTGGAACGAACTACCGATAAATAAGAAGAAAAAGTGAGGACTGTATATATGGCACAGCAAAGAAAAAGAACAGCAGGCGACGATTTAAGAGATTTTAAAGCCGGAAAGATCAGCGGAAACTTTTATCACAACGGTATTGATCGTTCTGATAATTATATTCAGCATACCTCTGCTCCTTACAGAATGATAAATGATAAAGGTAAAGTACAGATTGCATCTTACAACGAATGGATTCAGCAGGAAGTATTTCAGCATCAACACGAATTACCAAACGGCACAAGTAGTACTGCTGTTAAAACTGGTAATAAAAATTCATCAAAAAATAGCGAACCATTTCTCGGTTTGCCGAAAACAAATATTGATACAATAAAAGACTCTGGCATAAAAAATAAAAACGGTCAAAACAACTCTTTTGATTTTCAGAAAGCTCAATCAGACTTTGAAGCAACCATCAAAAATCCAAATAAGCCTTTAGAAGATAAAGTCAAAGCTCTTTCTGACGATTACAATACCGCCATTAAAAATAACGACATCAAGACAGCGAAAGCCATAGAAAAGGAATATAATGCAATCGCAGAAAAAGTCAACAATCAAGCAAAAATAAATCAGCAGAACGCTGAAACCGCAGAAGCTGAAAACGCAAAACTTGCAGAACAGGCAGAGAAAGAACAAAAGTTTTCAGATAAATACAAAAACTCTACGCTTGAACAGAGGAAAAATGCACGCATACACGCAACAACAGAAGAGCTTGACTGGCTGAACAAGCATATGTATGATAATTCATCAAGTAAGGAGCTGGAAGATTATAATAATCAGCTTAATAAAGAAGCTAACAGCTTGTGGAATCAGAGAGATGAAGAACAGGCATATAACCGGCTTAAAGCAATTGAAGATGAACAGGGAAAATTAAAAACTGCAATCGACAACGCAAAACTCTCTGAACAGAAGAAAAAAGAGTACGACGATATAGTTGATAAGAATGTTATACTCAAAACTGTTTTGCAGAAATATTATGCTTTGCAGGAATACAGCAGTAATCAAAGTTTAGTCAGAAGTGAAGAAAATACTGATGGCGTTAAAAATCAGGTTATTCTTGATGACTACAACTACATAAACAAACTATCAGGAAAAGAACGCAATCAGATTGTAAAGGATTTCAATAATCTGAAAAAAGAAGGTTATGATACCGAATCCCTATATAAATGGTACAAGAGAGAACGAGATGCCGAAAGTGCAGCGGAAACTACAAGAGTATATACAGATTATGCCGACAAACATCCTGTTCTCGGCTCACTTCAAAGCGTTGGAGTAAGGCTCACAGGGGCTGTTCCCGATGCAGTCAAATATATCTCAACCGACCTTGATAAAAAATATAACGGCGGTGACGGATATATTAACCCCGAGGAAACAGGTACGGCTATATCTGATGCTATGCGTGCGAAAGTGTCAGAAAACATTAACAATGATTTCGGTTCATTCCTTTACAACACAGGAATGAGTATGGCTGACTTTGCCTCTTTGTTACCGCTTAATGCCGTTCCGGGCGGACAGGCTTTGTCACTCGGCATTATGGGCACAAGTGCCGGTGTCGGTTCGGCAAATGAAGTTATCAAAAACGGCGGTACAATTGACAACGCAGTCAAGACAGGTATTGCGGCAGGCATTGCAGAAACCCTTTTTGAAAAGGTATCTTTGGAACAGCTTTCAGCATTTAAGGCAAGCGGAAAAAGCACATTTCGACCCGCCGTTGGTAATGTGCTTAAAGGTGCATTTACTGAAGGCTCGGAAGAGGCCTTTACCGACCTTGCAAACAGATTGACGGATGACGCAATTAACAAGGACCTATCTTCATACAACCTTTCAAAGAAAAATTATATGGAACAGGGAATGAATGAGGCTGAGGCGGAGAATGCCGCAAGCTGGGACTTTTGGAAAAATGTCGGACTTGATTTTGCCGGCGGAGCAATATCGGGCGGTGTGCTTAACCTTGCTACAGCAGGTGTCAATCTTGCAGGTGCCAAAATTGATATGGCACAAAATAAAGAGAGCAACGCACAAATCGGTAAAGCTGTTATGGCCGATGAAAACTTTGACCTTGATTTGCTCATCAGGCAAGGTCTTGCAACCGACAAAAACGATAGTGCATACAACTATGCTACAAAAATGCAAAAACTCGTTGAAACGGATAACGAGGGAAAAATCAGTGCCGGAGATGTCGGTAACCTTATGTATCTTATCAACAGAGAGGTTGCCAAAAATCCCGAACTTGTAAACAGAATAGCTCAGGTTAAAAAGCAGAATACACAGGAGCAAGGCAATCAGACTGTTAATGTTCAGAACGAACAGAACCCTACACAGCAGAACACGGCTCAGAACGGACAGCAGAACGCAGAACAGGCACAGGCAAACACTGTAATAAATGCAACAAAAAAAGCCGATACAGAGGATATCGGCAAAATGTACGGTGCATATGCTTTTGGTAAGAAGCACCCGAATGGTATTATTGCAACAGACACTTCAACAGGCAAGGTTGTCAAGGTGGCACTAAAGAGTCTTGAAAGCTCAGCTAAAATCAATCGCAGTGATGAAGAAAATACACTTGTGTTCAACACAAATGACGGCAAGCAGGTTAATGCGGACAGTATAACATTTTCAAACAGCAAGTTTGATACAATTGTTCACAGTGCAAACGAATTTGATACATACGGTGCAAGAAACTATATTTCAAACTTTGAAGAGTGGAGCGAAAGTCCGCAGGCGCAGAAAATGAGTGACGAAGAACAGCTGTATAAGTATAATAATGCTTATTCAGCCGCATACAACTACGGCAGAGAGGGCGTTAAGTTTGATACGCTCAAACAGGGCGAAAGCTCAAATTATCGTATTCTCAATAGTATTCTCGGCGAAAATATTATTAAACAGGCTATGAGTGCAGGACGAAGAGATGTTAATATAATTACTCAGCACCACGCAAACAGACTGACCGAGTTAATCAACCGCAACGGCAGAGCAGACACAAGCGGTGTGGGCGTGTATGCAGACAGCGGAACGGATGTATCACACATTTCGCAGGAGCTTATAAGCACTCTCGGAAACCTTGCGACAAAGACGGGCAGAAACATTATTATCTCGGACCGCCTTGCTGACGGAGTGAACGGTGTTGCAAGAGACGGCAACATTATCCTTAGTTCGGAAATCAGCAGTCAGAAAATTCTTGCCACAGCTTTACATGAAGCCGGACATATGATTAAGAAAACCAACCCGACTGAATGGAGAACATTGAGTGACTTTGTGTCAGACTATCTTGTACGCAAGGGTGTTGACCTTAACAAGACGATAGACCGCACTATTGAGAGGTACGGCAACCGACTGCAGGCCGATGAACACGAAAACACAAGAGATGCCGCACTGGAAGAAATTGTATGCGACACACTTATGAGCATTGCCTCAGATGAAAAGGCTCTCAATATTGCCCTCAGCACAAAGCAGAATAAATCAAAAATTGCAGCGGCAATTAAATCTTTGATTGCAAAAGTAAAGGATTGGCTCATCGACAAAAGCACAAACTACGGAGCAAAAGCCTTTGCCAAAGACCTTGAAGCTCTTGAAAACCTCGCCCAAAGATTTTCTGAGGCAGCAGACACTGCAAGAGAAAATATTACCGAACAAACAGAGGTTCAGAACGGTGAGAAGATTGATGTTGAGAAATATTCAATGGGAAGTACCGACAACATAGTACAAGCGGAATTTGAAAAGAAGGTTGATGAGATTGAAAAAAACACCTACAACAGTAATAATGTCGTAATTATGGGTGTTACACCTAATATTTTGCAAAAAATCGGATTAGCACCATTACCTCTTGCTATGACTAAAAAGCATATTTATTCTGTTGCAGTATCAGATACAAGAGCAAAAAGTGAGGGAAGATATCATAAAAACACCAATTATCACGATTTAGGTTTTGATACCGTAAAAGATATTTACAATAAAATCTCAAATCCGCTTATGATTATAGCACATCCCGATTTTGGGAATAGTATAAATAGAACAAATAGGGACAGTGCGCACAAAATTATTGTATTAGTTGATTTATCGGTAAACGGAGAACAGGTAATTGCGCCGATTTCTATTGATTTTGAGGGCAAGTATAACAATACAATTATTGATGTAAATCTTGTATCAACTTATTTTAACAAAAACAACATCAATGATTTAATCAAAGAAGCTGTTGCTTTAGAAACAACAGGAAAAATAGGATTTTATTATTTAGACAAAAAAAGAACTCAAAGTATATTTAAGCGGTCAGGGTACCAATTACCCAGGACGCTTAACAACTTGAGTTCTAACACCATTATACGCACTATTGATGATAATGTCAACAGAAAAATCAACAAAATCACGCAAAGCAAGCAATTTATCAGATGGTTCGGTGATTGGCAGAATAGCCCTGCAAAAGCAAGTAAAGTGGTAGACAACAACGGTGAACCGCTTGTTTTGTACCACCAAACAGAAAAAGAGTTTACAACCTTTGATACAAAACAAAAAGGATCGGGAGAATTTGACAGCGAAATGCCGACGGGTATATTTATGAAACCGACAAACAACGATATCGGAGTTGGCGGAAATATTCAAATACCGTTGTATGCTTCTATTAAAAATCCCCTCACTGTCAACAACAGAAGCGAACTTGTTAAATTTTACGATAAGAATGTACAGGGATATACGAAAGCTAAAAGTGCGATAGACAGCGTTAATGAGAAATACAAGGCTAAATTCAACGAGGAGATGAAAAGAGAAAACGAGGAATATCAAAAGCTGTGGAATGCGAAAAAGAACGGTGAAATATCAGAAGAAGAGTACCAAAAATCTATATCAAGAGATGCACTTGATGAAATTATGGAAGAATGGGAAAATAAGGTTAATGAAGCAAACCGTAACGCTAAAGCTTTGGTAGATGATTATTTCAAAAACAGCAATTATGACGGTGTTATCGTTAATAATGATGTTGGCAGTTTTGGAAGAAGCACAAAAACATTCATAGCATTTGAAAATACTCAGGTTAAATCTGCAACAGACAATATCGGAACATTTGACGGCAATAACCCTGATATTCGTTACAGTCTTGATGAGGATTATGATTTTACAGATGAAAAAGCCGGTGCAATACACGATACACTGAATTTTTCAATTGACGATGAATATGATGACTTATTTGATTTTAGCGGCAATGACGAACAGCACATTGATTTTGATAAGGCAATTGACAAAAACAACCCTGAATTGACGATTGAGCAGATATATCATCATTCTGCCCGCAATGTTAAAGAGGGTTTGCTTGCCGGCAAGGGCATTAAGCCTGAGCAGAAGAAAATCTATAACATGGTCAAGTCTGTAATGAGAAGCTACCACATTAATCCTAATGCTGAAACGGACTCGCTTGTTACCGAGTATGTGGATGCCTTGAATACATTCATTGATTCCGTACAGAATGACAAGTCAAACTTTACTGATGCCTTTGAAAGTTTTGTATTGATGTGTCGGGAAGCATTGCAATACTCGACACAGCTTGACGAACAACACGAAGCGTGGGCCAAAGAAATTCGTGACGAATTAAGAGGCACAACTCTGCTTATCCCCGAAAACGCAATCGACACAATTAAGGAAAACTATGGTAGTGTCGGAAAATACAAAAAAGCCTTGTTTGGCAAAATCAATGTCAAATTAGAGAATAACGCAAAAGGCATTAACGGTAATGCAGTTGGTTCATACATTGAGGACATTGGCTCACACCTTGAAAATATCGGAGGCAGGTCACTTATGATAGAGGACGGCTTTGACTGGGACAGCGACAGCGGTTATCGTATGCTTGACCATATTATGAATTATGTGCTTACACCGCAGTATGTGGCAACATATGGCGGTAATATACAGAGTGAAAGTACAATTGATGCGGCGGCAATTCAAATGGCGTTCGATACTACAGCCGAATATCTTAAACAGCAAGGTAAAGCGGCAGTAATGCAAAATAATATTGATAAGAAAAAACTTAGAGATATTAACAAGGCATTGAGACAGGCCGAAAAAGCAAAGACTGCGTTAAACGCAAAAACTGTAGAGAATTACAAGACAAAACTTTTAGAGCAAAAAGAAAAATATAATGCTCAAAAAGAAATTTACCGTAAAAGATATAATGCTCTGAAAGATAAAAAGTCAGAACAAGCCAAAAGGTATCGTGATAAAATCCACGAGTTTGAAGAACTTAGTAAAAACCAAAAAGCCATTATTGAGACCGACAAAGATACCCTTATGGCACAATATGCCGAAAAGAAAGAGCAAACAAAATACAGGCAAATGCTCGGCAGAAAGTTTGATAAATTGGCTAAAAAGTTTGACGCCAAGTCAAAAAATACCGAGAATATCCCCGAATCACTCAAAAGACCTATACTTGATGTATTAATAGGCTTTAAAGAGTCTGCTGACCCCGGACAATATAAGAATGGTGCTAAAAAAACTATACCGAAATATTTCGGAGCATGGAACAATGTCGCTGAAATCGGCGAACAGGTAAGAAACTTGTATGAAGAGTACAAGTCTTTAGCACCTGAATCTTCCGGCAAAGATAAATCCACACATGAAGGTATGCAGTACTCATACATTGACATTAACTCAATTGCATACGACGAGCAAACAGCCAAAATGCTTGAAATAATTACAGATCAATTTGCAGAATATGCAACCGACGAAAACGGTGAAACAAAGTACGATGCCGACGGCAAGCCCATCAAAGTCGGATATAAAAACATTTTCGATTTGGATTCATCTGATTTAAGATTGCTCTATGACACAATGACAGCCCTTGAAGCCTCTTTAACACAAGCTACAGAAATCATCGTTAACGGTCAAAGAGAATCCATTGCAGGTGCAGCGGCAAAAGCACTTGATGAAGTCTCAAATGTAAATTACAACAAGGGTGTAAAAATCAATGTATTGAGTAAAAACACCGTTGGTAATAAAATCAATGCCGCTTTATCGGATATGAAAGAGTTAAGCAATAGATTTGTTGCAACAAGCCTTGACCCGGTAAGATACGGCAGATTTCTGAGCGGATATAATGACGATAGCATTGTTGCTAAACTCTTTAAAAATTTGCATGACGGAGATGTTAAGCGCGAAAAAATAATGCAGAAAGCCTATACCAAGGTTCAAAGTGTTGCTTATCAGTATTCCGAAAAAGATTTATCCAAAATACAAAAGGATGATGTTAAGGAATTTGATTTCAGAGATACCGAAACAGGCGAAAGAGTTAAGGTCAGTCAGGGCATTATAATGTCAATCTATCTTACAGATCAACAATCATCAGGCAGACGACATTTGCTTGCCGACAGACTTAATCATTATACCGTGCTCCCAGATTTGGACAGTGCTAATAGCCCAAATCATAGCAAACGAGAAAAAGCTAAGTCTGAAAACAGTCACAAGATTAGATTTACTTTCGAGGATTTACAACACATCAAGAGATATGTTGAGAGTAATAAAATGCTCAGAGAAATTTCAGGAGCGATTAGCGAAGTCCTTAACAACGAGCTTCAACAGGAAATTAACAAAGTAAGCATGTCAAAATATGGTATGCTGATTGCTACCGTAAGGAACTATTTCCCTATTTCTGTGTACGGTGACGGTGCGGCATACGAAAAGGACTTTTCTGCCGAGTTTAATGACCTTAGAATGAAAAGCAGAGGTTTTGTGAAACGCCGAGAAAGCTCGTCTGCTCCTATTGTTATTGACGATGTTTTCAGAGTCTTTAACAGGCATACCAACTCTGTTGCCGAATGGTGCGGATTGACGACACCAATTGAGAACTTCAAAAAAGTGTATAACTGGATAAATACTAATAGTATTAACGGAACTACTTTGCATGAGGCTATAATGGATAAATACGGTAAGGCTGCAGAGCATTACATTGATAAACTCATGGGAGACCTGCAAAAATCGAAGGACACAATTGACAATAACTTGTTGACTCGCATGCAAGGCAACTATATGGGTGCAGCACTTCTGCTGAATCCCGGAGCAATGATAAAACAGTTTGCCGCATTTCCTACAGCCAATGCTTATTTTGGTACAAAAAATGTTGCAACAGCATCAGCCGGCGGAATGTGGCGGGTTGACCTTGAAAAATATGCCGAATACACTCCATATTTGTGGTACAGAGCAGAGGGTAACGGAACTGTGGTAGGTGAACTCAGCAGAGAAGCCGGTGTTGTTTGCGGCACAAAAAGTAAAATGGACATTATGGGCAAGGTTGATAGATATGTTGTTGGTTGCCTGCTTAAAGCGGCAGAGTTACATGTTGAACAAACAACGAAGCTAAAAAAAGGCAGCGATGCATTTTACAAGGAAGTTGTCAGACAATTTGAAAAATGTGTTGATGAAACTCAGCCTAATAATATGGTAACATCAAAGCCACAATTCATTAGAAACAATTACTTGAAAATTCTTTCGATGAATGCTTTTCGCTCCCAAACAATGGCAATCGGCAACACTATAATTGATTCTTATATGGAATACCGTACAAGAAGCAATGACTATAAATTGTCAAAATCTGCTGAAAATAAGAGCGCAAAAAAAGTGGCAATGAAAAAATTCGCAAAATCGCTTATAGGGGCGACAGAATCAGCTTTGCTTATAGGCGGTTTAACCACATTAGTTAATATGCTCCTGTGGCATAAGTGGGACGATGAAAGAGATGACAAGGGAAATGTGACAGCTGAAAACATTTTCAAAAGTGTTCTTGATTACAGCATGGAGTCATTTGCCGGCACTTTTACTTTCGGCGATACAGCATATAGTGCCATTGCCCATATGATTGACAACGATAGACCGTTTTATGGGCTGGACTCTATGAGCCTTGAAAATGTTAATAATTTCATTGAAAACATTTCAAAGGGCAAGTATATCTTAGCAGCTACTTTGTTAGGCGATTGTTTTGGCTTGCCGGCAAGTAATATTAAGAGAATGGCCCTCAGCTTAACCTCATACTTTACCGACCTGACAAAAGGCAGAGGCGAGATTATATCCGATAATAAAGGAAATATTAACACAACTGTGCTTGTGCCGTTGATGATTAACGCTACGATTGACGGAGATGCCGACAAAGCTCAATATTACGAGCAGCTGTATGTCAACACAATAATGGATACAAAGGGTAAAACCGAAAAAGAGGCTCGTGATATGCTTGAGCAGAAAGTCATAAAAGCATTATCAAAGAATAATGATGACATTGAAAAGGCGGCAGTAGCAAGAGCTAACGGTGACCTTAACACTTATGAAAGCCTCATTAACAAGGTCTCTTCCTATGGATTCGGCAAGAATGATGTTATTAAGGCCTCTGACAAGGTTATAAGTAATATTATTGCTAATATGAAAAAAGAGGGCATAACAGACGAAGATGCCGCAAAATCTGACCTTGTGGACAACCAAGACTTTACGGAGCAGGGGGCAGAGTATGTGTGGAAGAAAATGTCATCATCTGTCAATGATGAAAAATCAGAAGAAAGTATTTTCAATTCTACCGGTAACGATGACACTCTAATGTATAAGTACACTGACGCTTTTGAATATTTGAAGAACGGCGATACTGTGAACTATGAAAAGGTTGAAAAATACCTTATGGAGCATAAAGGTAAAACCAAAAATCAAATGAAAAAGCTGATGCAGAGTGCAAGCCGAACAGACCCGATATTTGAAAAGTATATTGAGGCAAGCAAAAACAACGATGCCGATACAACACACACATTGTACAGGCAGTTGCTTAACATTTACAGTTCAGAAAGCAAGTTTAAATCAGCTCTCAGAAAATATCGGGATAAGATCAAAAAACGACAAAGAAAATAAACAAATTGAGGGCAGCGGAAACGCTGTCCTTTTTGTGTGGGTTTTAACTTTTTTGAGTTCGCAGAAAACTATATAATGTAATTAATGATTGGGGGGCGGCATTATGAATACGCTAAAATTTGAAGTATATAAAAATACCCTGAAACGCAGGAATGGATTTAATCCGGTCCTCGGTGAAAAGAAATACACTAAAATCAAATGCTACTTTATGGAATCCGACTGGGACAATTGCTCTCTTGTCACTGGCAACTTTATGAGCGAAAAAGATAATATTGTAAAAAGCACAGTCAGTTTGACAGAGGATAAAACCGCAGTGTTTGATATACCGTCAGAGATTGAGGGGGATAAAGTCTATTTCAGCCTGACCGGTAGTTATGCAGATGACAGTGGCAATACAGTAACACTCAATACCAATCTTGTAGGAATAAACAGGCAGAAAGGTATGTTGCCGAGTGAAACTGTAGGCTTTGGACTTTATGAAAAAATTCTTGGCTTTTACAATAAGATTTCAAAACTCGTGGAACAGTTAAAAAACTATGTTACACCTGAAATGTTCGGCGCTAAGGGAGATGGAGTAACAGACGATACGGCCGCACTGCAGCAAATGTTTAGTCAAGCCGGGATAAATAATCAAGCGATTAAACTTGGCAACAGTAAAACATATTTAATTAGTAACACGCTTAGATATGATGTTAATAGAGCAAATTTTGATGGCAATTTTTCAACAATCAAAGTATCTGACAATTGCAAAAAACAGGATGAAACATATTACGGCTCTGAGCCGAAAGTAACAGGATCGTGGAGCTTGAACTCGGTTATTACAGTTAATATAAAATCAGGCAATGACGCTAAATACAATATCGGCTCGTTTAAGAAACTAATAATAGATTGCAGCAACGGACTCGCCAAACACGGTCTTAAAATTGAAAATGAAGGTAAAACAAATTACGCTCATATTATGGTAAGAAATCCTGCGCTGTACGGAATCAGAAGTTATGGCGGAAATGAAGCTACTTTTAGCTTTATTTCCGGAACGAGAAGTGGCATAAGTGAGGCTGCCAAAGACATCATAACAAGCGGTTATGTCAAGGGTGACGAAAGGCTTCTTTCAACGATGTTGTTTCTCGGCTGTGCTGACACCTATGTGACAGACTCTATTTCTATAGATTTTGAATCCGGTTTCTTAACCGGGGGAGCGGACAATCATTTTAACAAGTGTCATGCGTGGTGTGCATACAACACAAACATTATGAGTCATTCCACTTCTTTTACTGTCTGGGGCGGTGTTGCCACTTTCAGTCAATGCATGATAGACTCCACCCGATATGGTTTTAAATTTTTTAATGCGGGCAGAGCTTTGATTAACAATTGTCTTAACGGATATAATCAAGTTTACAAAGAAAATTTAGAAACTTTTGGCGTTCCATACCTTACATACTTTGCAACCGCCTCAGATACACCCAATTATAGGTCAACAAATAGAGGAACGGGAACTATAATGACCAATAATGAATGGAAAGCAGATGTTATTGGTTGCAATTTTGACAATTTAGGTCAAGATGGAGACGGTTATATTAGTGTGGATTATTTGCCCATAAATATGAAAAATGCTCATGTGCGCGCTTTAGATACCGTTTTTGAAAGGCTTAATACGGTTGACGCAAATCTTGCGAAAAAAGCAGATAAAAGTACTACACTCGCAGGGTACGGAATTACGGACGCATATACGAAGGAAAAAACAGACCAAAAACTTGCCCAAAAGCTCAATTCAATGCCGTTTGACAGCGAACCAAAAAATAACAGCCCGTGTTACCTCACAAGCGGAGCAGTTTACAACGCTCTGCTTGTTAAAGCAGATAAAACCGCCTTGGCAACCAAATACGATTCATCAAATATTGAAAGCGGAACATCAACACTTACACCTTATTCAACCGTTGCGGATAAAATCAAAAGTGCAAACTGTACATATAAGACGATTGGTGACATCGTAATCGTCAGTGCAACGGTCAAAATGAACGCAGTATCTCTTGCCGGCAATAGCATGTGTCCGCTGATTGATTTGCCGTACAAATGTATTTCCGAGGACAATGTTTTTTGTGTCGGTATTTCAAACCTTGGCAAGCTCTTTAAATTTGCCATTCCGAAAAATAACACTTGGCTACAGTTTTCGACTCAGGATAAGACCGCATATACATTCGCAGACGGCGAGCAAATTAATGTGATTTGCTTGTACAAAATTAAATAACGGAGGTAAAAATTATGGAACTTAAAGAAAAAATCACACTCGATATGCTCACAAAGGACAGCGTGTCGGTACTCAGACAGCAGTTTTTGACCTTTAACGGTGAAGAAATGCAGGTAGGCGTAAACATCCGCAACGCATACATGAACAGTAAATCGGGCAGAGAACAGCTCAAAACGGTGCTGTCTGATGAATACTATAACGCTGTCATGGCGGTGTGGGGAACAGACCCAACCATTGACGAGCCGACAGAAAGCGAGGTGTAAACAATGAAGATTGATATTGTACAGCTTGCCGAAATCATATCTGCGTTAGCTTTAATTGGCGGTGTTGTATTTGGTGTTTTTAAATTTATCGAAAACAACAAAAAGCAGAACGCTGAAATCAAAAAAATCAAAGGCGAGCAGACCTTGACAATGTATGCACTCCGTGCGTGTCTTGATGGTCTGAAACAGCAGGGTTGTAACGGCAGAGTTACCGAGGCTATCAATAAGATTGATAAGTACCTCAACCAGTCGGCACATTCGGCGGAAGATTTAAATTGAAAGGATGATAATAATGAAAATGACAAACAAAATCTATGATGTACTTAAATACATTGCTCTTATCGTACTGCCTGCAATCGGTACACTTTACTTTGCCGTAGCAGGCATTTGGGGCTTGCCATACGGCGAACAGATTGTAGGCACTATCACAGCCGTTGACACCTTCTTAGGCGCTCTGCTCGGCTTGTCAGCTTATAAATATAACAAAACAGACGAAAGCGAGGAATAATTATGGGTAAATATCGTAAAAGACCTGTTATTATTGAAGCGTATCAGACCGACAAAGAAATGATTATTCATACCCTTGAAGGCGATATGAAGGCAAGTATCGGTGATTACATTATCACAGGTGTAAACGGTGAGAAGTACCCGTGTAAACCTGATATTTTCCACAAATCATATGAGAAAGTAGAGGAATAACAATGAAAGTTACTGCTATTGATGTCAGCTTTTGTCAGACAAATGTCGATTACAACAAGGTCAAGGCTGACGGTATTGACACGGTTATTATCCGTGCCGGTTTCGGTCGGGAAACTTACCAAAAGGACGCACAGTTTGAAGAACATTATAAGAGAGCAAAGGCCGCAGGACTGAAAGTCGGTGTATATTGGTTTTCGTATGCGTACAGCGTTGCCGAGGCGAAAAAGGAAGCAAGTGCTTGCCTGTTTTGCTTGAACGGCAGAAAACTTGATTTACCGGTGTTTTATGACCTTGAACTTGCATCACAAACCAAACTCGGCAAAGATACCTTAACAGCAATGGCAGTAGCATTTTGTGAATGCATCAAGGTGAACGGCTATTCAGCCGGAGTGTATGCAAGCGCAAGCTGGTTTACAAGTTTTCTTAACTATGAGAAATTAAAAAAGCAATATGCAATTTGGCTTGCTCAATGGGAAACAGGCTCTCCATACCGTACTTGCGACATTTGGCAGTGTTCCGACAGCGGAAAGGTCAACGGAATTAATGGTAATGTTGATACCGACATTGTGTTTAATGCTGACTATAAGGGCAGTTCAGCAACAACGATTACAACGCCGAAATACTCCGGAATTAAAGCTGTGCAGGCTTGGGTAGGCACAACGGTTGACGGTATCTATGGCCCTGACACGAAAAAACATTTGGTTATGAAGTTGCAGGAAGAACTTAACCGTCAGTTTGGAATGAACCTTGTTGTTGACGGAATTTACGGTGTGGGCACTCATAATGCAATTGTTGTACTCTCATACGGTTGTAGAGGTAATCTTACCAAAGTTTTGCAGGGATTGCTTATCTGCAATGGATATAATCCGAATGGTTTTGACGGCATCTATGGTAACGGTACAGAATCCGCAGTTAAATCATATCAGCAGGCTCACGGCTTGACTGCCGACGGTATAGCAGGCGGTAACACATTCAGAAGTTTGTGTGCTTAATCCAACATTAATCCAACACGAAATCCAACACGTCAAAAATAAAAGTCAGTATTTATCGGCATAATAAGATTAAAATAGTGGGTTCGAATCCCGCCGGCTCAGCCAAACAAAAAAGCCAGCAAACAAGCCTTATTCAGTATTTATCGGCTTATTTGCTGGTTTTTGAAAAACATCTTTTTGCGTTAAAACTTGATTTTTTGCGTTAAAACTTGATTTTTTGATTTATAATCCAACACGAAATCCAACATGGAATAAATAAATTACGCTTGCTTTTCTGATTTTGAATTGCAGTCGGATTTATTTTTGGAATTTGAGTAGGCGAAAACATTTAAAATTTTCTTTGTGAGTTCATCTGCGTGGTCTTTGAGAGTGTGCTGGTAAATTCGTTGGAGAGTTTCAACATTCTCCCAGCCGCCTATCTCGGCTATGTATTTGTCGGGGATTCCTTGAGCGTGCAGTTCGGAAGCAAAATAATGGCGCAATGAATGAAATTTGAAATACGGTAATTCGGAATTTTTTCGGCACTTTTTGAAATGGTCGTCAATGATGCCCGGATTGATACCGAAGTGATTCCATTTAAGACATTCTTGTATCAGTTCTCTGTCGAGTGGGACAACACGGTTGCCGGCAAAGCTCTTTGGAGTTTTTTTTAAAATCCAGTTCTTGTCCGAATCCTGAACAAGTGACTTGTTGATTATAACACCAAAGTCTGTAAAATCGTCAGGAGATAGGGCAGATATCTCAGAACGGCGTAAAGATCCGTGACTTGCGAGCAACACGGGAACTCTAACATAATCATCGCAAAAGTCAAGCAATGTGTTGATTTGTTCTGTTGTTGGCACGGCAACTTCAACTTTTTGTTTTTGCGGAAGTCTGATTTTGGATAAATCCAATTGACGATAATACACACTCATTACGGAGTGAAACAATCCGTATATATTTCTAACACTCTTAGGAGAATGTGTAACTGCAAGTTCGCTTACTGAAGCTTGAACAAGTTCGGCGGTGATGTTCCTCAGCTTCATCGGCATAAGCAATTGCAAATATTTATTTTGGTATTGCTCATAACCCCTAATTGTTGACGGACTTGACACACCTCGCTTGATGCCTATATATCGTTCGTATGCCTCTTTAAGCGTGAGGTCGTCATAACTTGCCGAACTTCTCTGTCTGTTGTGGCTGAACTCCATAGCCATGTACTCGGCTTCTTTTTTCGTTGTGGCTGTAAATGACTTGTAGTGCCATTTACCTTTTTCGTCTTTGTAGTCGGGCACTAAGACACGATAGTTGCCCGATTTCAGTTTTTTGGCTTTTGCCATAATATCATCTCCTGTAATGTGGTATCGGCTCTTGTTCCACCAAGTAAAAATGCCGACACCATTTTATACCATCCTCGTACTGTTCCAGCAGTACGAGGATTTTTTAATTACCAAACCATTTAAAGGCTCGTCTAAATCCTGCTTCTTCTGCTTCAGCCACCGTCATTGCGTAGAATTCCCCTTTCTTGCTGATTTTAGTAGAATCATATTGTTGGTCGAAAGGCAAATGATATATTTTTGTTTCACCATACATATCACGACCAATATTACATTTTATACATGGGTAATCATCAACTTCAATATTTTCTCTGAATTTTATACCTAAGTATTTTGCCATTTTCTTAGCCATAGGAGATAGTTGAATATTTGTTATTAAAACTCCCTTAACATTTTCTTTAGGGCAATTGTGCTCAATGCAATAACTTGCCATAGTACCATATAGTTGAGTTATATGTTTTTCATGTATTTCTTTTTTTGAACTCCAATATTTACATTGAACTATCAAAACTTTATTACCTTTTTTACATATCAAATCACGACCTAAATCCTCTAATCCCATATATGAACCGAAATAATCAACAGAGTATCCTGACTGTGAATATCTATATCCAATATACAATTCATAATCACGACCAATTTGCCATTTTGATTTTTTATGAGATGCTTTATAACGGTCTAAAGCCAATTGATTTCTTTCCACGGTAGATAAACTGTTATATTCTTCTTTAGATAAATAGTCACGAGTTGGATCATAATCGGGTAATTCATTGACATCTATAATCGGCAAATCATTATAATCCGTTTCAATAACATCTTGTAACGAGGGAAATAGATTGAGTAGGTACGATAATTGGTATAACGCTTCTTTATTTTTTTCAACCATAGCTTTTGCGTCGTGACGAATATCACGAATGGATTTAACTTTTTTCATCCGTTGTTGATTATATCCCCAGTCAAGTTCTTTAGCTAAATGTTCAAGTCCGTAAGTTTCATAATCAGCTACTATTTTGGTCATATACGGAATTGCTGTCAAATTTGATTGTGCAGATTCCAAAAAGGAAATTTTATTTTTTAGTAGTATAATTTGTTTAACATAGTCAGCATCACTTATAATATCTGATAGTATTTTGTTGGCACGGTTTCCGGATGGATTGATAGATTTTATTAGTTCATCAACCTGAGCATACTTTCTTTTCAATTTTTCATACTCTAAATTGTTCTTATCGTCCAAGCGAGAACTGAGATATTTATTGCTTTTTTCAATCTTTAAAAGTTTAATATTGGTCTCACTTAATGAATTAACATCATAAAGATTTGGCAAAAACTGCTCATATCGCTTATCTATTTTTTTATACAATTCGTCAACTGAATTTTGAAGAGCAATCAATTTTTCAGTAGCTTTGTCTTGACCATATATTTGTTCATTAGAAAGTTTGTATTTTCTTCTAATATATGTGTTTTTAATTTTAGTTGCCAATACCTTCACTGAAATTATAACTATAATAAGTAGCACGACACCTAAAAAAGCTAAGGGTAAAAATAATTCTTTGTCCATAAACATCCTCATTTTATTGACAAATATATGTCAATTGATATAAAATAACATTGAGGATATTTAATTTATCTCTCATCCCTATTTTTTATAAGCCGTCTGTTGGTGCGAACAACAGGCGGTTTTTTTATATATTCGATTTTGTAATCCATAATATGTATGAGGTGATTTTATTATGGATTACAAACAGTACCAAAAATCAAGAAATATGTCATGGGAAATCCTTGTAAAGGAAAATATAAAGGAACTCCCGGTAAACATTGTTGAGTTGTGTCACAAGCTTGGCATCGCTGTTAAGTATTATGATAAGTTGGAGCAAGGCAATGACGGTAAATGTACGGTCATAAACAAACAACCAATAATACTTGTACGGCAAGACTGCAACAGACAGCGGAAACGCTTTACCATTGCGCACGAGCTCGGACATATACTACTCGGTCATGTCGGAAAGTATGAGCTGATAAACAGAGAAATTTCTCCAACAGACAATCCCATTGAACAAGAAGCGAATGTTTTCGCAAGCAGGCTACTTGCACCTGCGTGTGTCCTATGGGGATTAAAGGTCAAAAGTGCTGATGAAATAGCTCAGATATGTGACATAAGTCCAACAGCAGCGGAATACCGTTGGCAACGAATGCAGGAACTCTACAAGCGGAACAAGTTTTTAATTGCTCCGCTTGAACGGGAAGTTTTCAATCAATTCCAAAAATTTATTTTAAATCATCAACATCTGGCAAATCCATAAGTCTTTTCAAATCGTCGTCGGTAACGGTTGTTTCCTTGTAACTTCCGTCTCGGGCGGCGGTTTTTATTTTGTAAACTTTATTGTAATTACCGCTACAAATCAAATCATCTGAATATTCAAGCAATTTTTCTTTTCCACTATCATTAAGCAAATGGTAATTATGCAATAGCTTTTGTGTATCATCTTTGCTTTCTATTGGTTTGACATTCCTCTTAATTTCGGAAAATGTATCTAAGATATTTTCAACCTTATAGATTTCACACAACTTTAGAAGTAAATCGGCATCAGGTTGACTTCTGGCATTTTCCCAACCGCTCACGGTCTTTCCACTCTTTCCAATGATTTCACCAACTTCATCAGCGGTCATACCCTGTTCCGCTCTCAATCTTTTTAAGACTGAGGCAATATATTCTCTTGACATTGGTTTATCTCCTTATCTGAATTATCATTACAAATATATTATATTTTCAGATACCAAGATTGTCAAGACACAATTCTTAATTTCTAAGAAAATTATTTTAAAAAATTCTTGACAATCTTAAAAGTTAAGAGTATATTATAGTTACAATCTTAGAAATTAAGAAAGGTGGTGACATAAATGATAAGACATAACATTCTCGACATTTTTAACGAACGAATTTACGAGTTAGGAATTAAGCAGAAGTACCTTGCTGAGAAGATGAACATAACACAGGACAGGTTGTCTAGAATCTTATCAGGTAAGAGTAATATGTTAGCTGATGAAATGATTACTCTTTGTGCTTTACTTGATTTAGAGATTAACCCACAACTGTTTTATTGTCAGAAAACCGCATAAGAACCGATACCACATTACAGGAAAATAAAAGTAGGGGGTGAGAGGAATGTTTAAGTTTAAAAAGCGTAAGCGTAAGGAGATATACAACATTGCCAAGACAGCCACATGGGATGTTTTGTGTTCGCTTGACTATACCGAAAAAGCAGAGAAAAAATATCCTGAACACTTATACACAAACGGACGCATGAGATTACTGATCGGAAATTTTGAAGGTCCCGAAGAAGCACATGCCTTTATCATAATGTTTAAAAAGTTTGTGGCAGACTTTGAAGAGAATATCAAAAGAGATAACGGCAGAATGATTTATGTCTTTGAGTATGACCCAAAAGAATAGCCTCCCGAAAACGGAAGGCTGAATCGGATTATTTAATCAATGCAAGAATAGACAGAATAAAAGTTATAACAGACATAACAAAGGACACAGAAGATATAAAGTAAGGCAAATATTGTAAAATCCAATTTCTTCTTCTGAACTTTGCGTATGCAATACCTTTGGCAGACGGAAAAAAGAATGTGTAGATACCTTCTTTTTTTGAAAAAATCAATCCGCAGTCAACGAGATAGTCTGTACAGGATTTAGCATAGTCACCATAGAGTTTAGGATTATCGTTAGCATTTGACTTTTTAGGATTGTAATAATCATTATGCAGACATTCAAGCATTATGAGGTTTGCTTTAGGATTTTCGCATACATATCTGAATATTGTTTCTGTCGGTTTGTCAAATTGATAAACTACCATAATTAAACCACCTTTCGGTTTGATTATAACATAACGGTCAAACCCGATACCACATTACAGGGAAATAACTGCAAGGGGGTGAGAGTTATTGGTAGAAATTGTTTATCGAATTTATGAAGTCGCAGATGAAAAAACAGCCAAGGAAAATGCAGAGAAAGATTTTGAATTTGACCTTTACTCATCAATAAGTAAATCTCAAAACAATGAACTTGTTATGGATTGCCTTATTTGTGAAAGTCGAGAAGAGTTCAAAAAAATCATAAAAGACGAATATGGAAATGGTATTTCATTTCGCTACTCCAGAAAACTTCGTCCTGGTGATTTGTACTGCGTGATTATTGGTGAGCATTGCTATTCAACCGAAAAATACTTTAATAAGGTAACTTTTACTTGCGACTGTTGTGGTGCGACCGTTGAAACATACTATGGAAAACCGATACATTTTTCTGATTATGAAGTTAGAAACTATTTTTACGGAATTGAAGATTATGCTGAAAAACGCTTTTGTTCCCATAAGTGTAAGCAAGTATATGAGAGCAGAGAACGTAACAAGATAAGACCTAACGATGATGAAGAATTTTATATCACCAAAGATATGTTTTCGGAGAAAGTATCAGGATACATATATAAAATATCCAAAAAATCAACTGGTGAATTTTACATAGGACAAACAATGTATGCTCCTGTTTTTCGCTGGGGGCAACATCTCAAAACCGAAAGATTCCCAATAGAGAATATCACAGATTATCAATTTGAGGTCATTGAAATTGTTCCTCTTGGTTGTAATATACTGGAACGGGAAAAATATTGGATTCAGAAATTTTATAGGGATAATCCTGAAAAATCTCTTAATATTATGTGTACCGCAAATATGAGCTTAGCTAATATTGACCTTGATGCAGATAAGGATTTTCGCTGTGTGCTTGAGGAGAGAAAATGAACCGAATTACAGTAAGGATTGATGACCTAATCAATCAGCTTAACGAAATAAAACGAGATGGCGCTGAAAAAGTTTTGCTCGAAATTGAAGAAGGCGTTGCAGACCCCGAAGAGAATTGTCCGAACAGAATAAATCTGATGCCTGCATATCATCTGAGTGAAATTTTTTCGGAAGTTTATGAAAGCGACTAGCAAAAGTCGATATCAGATTACAGGACTAAATAACGAAAGGGTGAGAAGAATGCCGAGAAAATTAGCTAAGCCAGAGGACCAAATGAAAAGGCAGTTGATTGCCAATATACAGTATGAGGCAGAAATCAGAAGTATTGACCGTGAAGGACAGGCTCTTGTGGCACATTGTTCTGAGGGCACCTACAGGAAAAGAATTAAAGATCCGGGTACTTTTACGGTGGAAGAGCTGTCGAGGCTTGCCAACAAATTCGGCATCCCTATTCAAAACCTCTTCAAGGCGAGGGTGGTGTGTGATGAATGAATGACAAAACACTTGACGAACTAAATGACATGGCCAAAAGGTGGATTGACGGAGAGGTTAATCATCTTGAAGTTGTATCACTAAAGTTATTTGATAGGTTATTGGTACTGGAACTTGCTAATGCCTATTCTATGTGTAAGGTTGGTTTGCTCAGTGAAAAATACACTGCCGCATATAAATTAAAATTCTTTCAGGAGTATCGTGAACTAAAGCTCAAGACAGAACATTTGCTGGTCCAACAGGAACAGCAGATTGACTCCGTGAGGAGTGCAAGTGTAACTCTTTCGGAAGTCTGCAAGGAATACGGCAAAGATGAGGTTGACCTCGTTAAGCTGTGCGAATTACAGGCAAAAGCAATTGATGAGCTGACACATGAGAATGTACATATCAAGCTGTGGAACTCGGTCAGAGCATACAAGAAGCCGAAAGATTACGCAAGACGGCATATGAGCAAGATTGTTGATGAACTTATTGACAGGTTCGGCAGTAAAGTACCGTTTGAGCAGGTTGTTATATCGTATCTCAACACTTGTCTTAAAGACAACCGCAGGGAGTTGTGGGAACAGCTGACAGGCGATGACTATCCTACAAAGGCAAGACAGCAGCTGCCGGTCAAGGACGGCAACGCGAAAGGTGAGCTTGAATCAATGAAGAAACATTACGGTGTGAGAGCCGAAAAAATTGTAAAGGAGAGTGTCGAAAAATGATTTTTGTATCAAGAAAGAAATACAAGCGTTGCAAGAGACAGCTTGAAGATGTGCAAGTAAGATTAGCTTCAACAAAAATTGAACTTATTGACGCACATAACGATGTCAGATATTTAAGAGACAGAATTGTTAGAGCTTTCAATGGCTTTAATGAACTTTGTGAAAAGAACAATTTGCCTTTGCCGTTTGATTTGAAACTGATTGAAGAAAGTCTCGCAGATAAAGGGCATATCGAAATTGAAGAAACAGCAGAGGATTATATTTGTGCAAGCTATAAGGAGTAAAAAATGATTTTCAAAAACTGGAAGAGCAAAAGCGAAATCAAAAGAGAGTCGGCAAAAAAGGAAATTGATATCAAGCACCTCAACAACCGAAATGTAATTGCCGATGAAATCACAAATGTACAGCTTGACATTATTGACCGACTCAAGGCAGAGAACAACGAACTCAGAGCTGAGATTGAAAGACTCAAAACGGAAAATCTGACACAGGGCTTTGAGTGTGTCGGAGTATCGGTTATTTGATTGTAAGGAGAACGGAAGTAAATGAAAATGAGAGTCTATAAGTGTGATAGTTGTAATAAAGTTATCACAGATCCGTACACAGTTAACATGAGGGAATTCTATTTAGGGTTTGATGCTGATTGCCTTGGCCTTATCGGGATTGCAATTCCTTTTGAATGCAAGAGAAAAAATAAAATACATCTATGTGATGATTGTTTCAAAGGCTTGCATGTTATTGCCGAAAGAAAGAAGCATGAAAAGTAATGGAAAGAAAACCGACATTACACACCCGATTTTTACCACCGGCGAAACAAACTAAATAAGTTAATCACACAACTGCACTTGTGAGATTATATATATCTCATTTTATACCTATACCTACTTTTCTGAATATTACCGTTTACATATCTCAGACAGGTGCAGATGTCTGAGATGATTTTAAGGAGCAAAAATATAATGGACTTAGAAAAGCTTGCTATAATGCGACTTCGTGACGGAGCAGAAATAAGTAAACGCTACTATGATAAACCGCTTATGCTTTGTTATTCAGGTGGTAAAGACAGCGACATTATTTTAGATTTAGCCCTTTCATAATGTAGTGTTTGAACAAAGAAACGGAACAGCGTATTTTGGTCTTGTGTATTCAACACTTGAAACCTTATCGTTTGGATATTATCAAGATTTGAAACAAATTGAAGTAATCGGCAAT